GGTAACGAAGTTGGTTTTGACTATCGTTCACAAGCAATGCCTTTGCTTCGTATGATTTCGTCCGGTACAAACGCCGGTATGGATCAAAGTGAAGTAGAAACTATCTTTGGTAACATGGCGAAGTATGGTCGTGTTATGGGTCTTGATGACGAGGCCATGAAAGGTAGTATGCGTGCTGTTGAACAGATGTTGAACAAGCAACAGGTCTACTCAGAAGAACTTAAAACACAGCTTGCTGAACGTATGCCGGGTGTTATTTCGGCTATGGCGGAAGCTGTAACTGGTGACGCTAACAAAACCGCAGAACTCTTCAAGAAGATGGAGAACGGTGAAGTTAAGTCAACAGAAGTAATGTTGAAGTTTTCACAAATTCTTGAACAGCGTGCGATGGCCGGTGGTGCTCTTCAAAGAGCAATGCAATCTACCGCTGCTGAGCAAGCAAGATTTAATAACTCATGGAATGACTGGGTTAAGAAGTTTGGTGAGGGTGGTTTCAGCAAAGCAATGGCTGACTTCTTCGGAACAGCCGCTGATACAATGGAAGCACTCAGTAAAAATGCTGGTTGGGCTGCTAAAGCTTTCAGGGTTCTATTGACACCAGTTACTGCTCTTCTGCGACTAATCGAAAAGGCTAACGAATATATTCCGAAGTTTGCAGAAAGTATCGGAATGTCTTCTGGTGAACTTCAAACAATGGGGGCAATTGTCCTCGGTTTAATTTTCCCTTGGACAAGGTTCTTGACGATTCTCGGCGTAGTCATTACTGCGCTTGATGACATTGTAGCATTTGCAGAAGGTAGAGATAGTCTTCTTGGTCAATGGTTAGACTCAATAGATGACTCTAAGACTGCAAAACTAAAAGCCCTTGGTGAGTCTTTCAAGGTTGCGGGTGAAGAGATTTCCAAAGCATTTGAAGGAATTGGTAAAGCTCTTGGTGACTTGGGCATTACATGGGAAAGTATTTCTGATAGTGTTTTCGATGCGATCATCAACAAGATTCAAACTATGTTGGCCTATGTAACCGCTGCAGCAAGAACAATCTCTGCATTAAGAGAAGGTGATTACTCAGCCGCTGCTGGTCACGCAGGTGATATTGCAGCATTGGCTGTTTCTGGAACACCTATCGAATACCTGCTGAAACCAGAGTTAAGGGACAGTATCAATGGTAGAGTTGCTAGTCTGAAAGGTGAGGGTGCTGACAGGGCACTTGAGAACACCGCTAAGAACTGGATGCAACTACCACCTGTTGATAGTTTCACAAATCCTACAAATGTCAGCATGGGTGGCGTCACAATCAATGTGAACGGTATTGAGGCTCCAAACGAAGTTGCTGTTGAAATTGAAAGACATCTTGATAAGATTTTCAACCAAGCAGCATTCCAAGTACCAAGGAAACTATAATGACAGTAGCAATCAAAAGAGAAAAAGGTGATCTTATTTGGATAGATGCTGTTATTCAGTTTAACAGAGCCTTCCAAGCAACTGTGACAAAGCATCCTATTGAAACGGGTGCTTTTGTTACTGACCACACAATTGTTGAAAACCCAGTATTAAATATTTCTGGTGTAATTACGGACGTTGACTTTAACCTGCAGCGTCCTAACTTGTCAGAAGCAGCTAAGGCTGAGAAGGGGTGGAAAACAAAGCAGTTTGAGAACAACGTCCCAATTCCAGACAATGCTGTGATGGTGAGTTCTGAGGGTAATGTTTTCAAGAAGTATCTCCCTGAATCGGTTAGTCAGTTCTTTCCAGAACAACCAGCAAGTGTTACGGTTAACACGGTCACACGACCAAAGACCGCAGAAGCACTTGAACTCGATTTGATTGAAATTAGAACAAATAGAGAGTTGGTTGATATTGTTGAGTTTGACGGTGGTAATCGAATCAAGAAGATTTGGTCGAAATGTGTCATGACCAATCTGAGTATTGAGGAAAATCCAGACTCAGGTGATGCCCTTTGGCCTTCAATGACTTTTGAACAAGTCACATTTGCCAAATCGAAAAGTGTTGAGATTCCAACAAAGGTTAACTCTACCGTTAAGAACAAGGCTGCATCAACTAGCGGTAAGGGAACACAATCTGCACCGAAAGGACAGTGTACTTTAACCAACCCCGAATCAGCCCCAACATATAACAGTAAGCTTGGGAGCGAAGCAGTTAGAACTCAAAATGCAAACAATGCAGGGCCGCAAGGTGCTGAATTACTGTTGGTGAATAAACCATGACAAGTGTATATGTAGAGTTGCCACTTTACAGTGACCCTTCATACCAGTATAATGCCCCAGTTGAAAATCAATCTAGGCGTTTTAAGTTTAACTGGAATGACAGAACAGCAACGTGGCAGATGGATGTGTACAATGAAGATGGGACTCCTATCTTAATTGGACAAAGACTTGTTGCACAGTATCCAATGTTTGTTGACTACGACCTTTCAGTATACGGATTGACTGGTTATTTCATGTTGATTCAGAAAAATGCGAATCAGCTTGGGCGAGACAACTCCCTGATAACAGACATCCCTGAAAGGTATTCGTTGTTTTATATTTACGAAGAAGCTGAATAATGTACCAAAGAAACAGAGTTTACCGACTGACAATCGGAGATTATAAAACCGGAAAAGGTGTCCAGATTGGATACTTTGAAAATAACGGTAAGTATGATACATCACAAATTGCACAACAGATCAGGTTTGATGTTTCAAAATCTTCTGATAACAAAAAGAACTCAAACTCTGCTTCTATTGAGGTTTATAACCTATCGGAAACAACGCTAAGTAAGTTGGAGTCTGAATTCATTTCCTGTGTTCTTGAAGTGGGTTATGTTGATGATGAAGACAAGGTTGTCCTGATTCAGCTTGTGAGTGGTAATGTAACCGAAGTCAAAACTGTTAAAAGTGGTGTTGACAGGATCACTCAAATACTAATGGGTGAGGGGTACACTGATCTACAACACATTAAACTAAACTTTACCGTTCCTCCGGGTAAAACAAGAAAAGACATCTTGACAGAGGTGGTTGCACAAGTACCGGGTCTATCGTTGGGTGGCATCACAGGTACTAACCTGAACAACCCTGTTGTGGACGGATACCCTGTTTGGGGATCGCCAAAAGATGTGCTGGATGAACTAGCAAGCGCATGGAAGCTTGAATGGCGTGCTACAAACGGTACGATTGAAATCACAGAAGAGAATGGCCTTGTTTCCAAGAACAAAGACTTGGCTCCGCTAATTTCACCTTCATCTGGTTTGATTGACATTCCATTTTACACCACAGCGAGTTCAACTAAAACTAAAGGTGACAAAACAAGGCGAGAAGGTCTGCAGTTTAAAGCACTACTTAATGCTGAGTTAAAACCGGGACAACTTGTAAGGGTTGAGTCAAAGGAAGTGAACGGCTGGTACAGAATCAACTCTGCCAGATATACTGGTGACTTCCGTGGTAATGACTGGTATGTTGAGTGTCTGTGTAGTATCGTATTAGAGGATGACCTCAAATGAATAAAATCGGTCTTGAGGAAGTAATCAAGAGTCACATCATTGCAAGTTCGAACAATATGTACACTTCGATTCCGTGCGTTGTCCTTACTGTTCACGGTGAACTCTCTAATCAGAAGGTAGACGTTCAACCTGTCATTAACACCTTTTATCAAGATGGTACTGATGAAGAACACCCACCTATTCTTGGTGTACCTGTGATCTTCCCTGCTTCCAGAACTTCAATGCTGTCGTTCCCGATCAACGTAGGTGACACAGTTCTTTGTGTGTTCTCACAACGAGGAATTGATAATTTCAAGATTGGTTCAGGTAGTCCTACTGTGCCGACTGATTACAGAAGTCACAACAAGAAGGATGCTATTGCTATTCCGGGTTTGTTCCCCTTTTCCAAGGCACTGAATAACCCATCAAAGCGTAACCTTGCACACAGTACCCGTGATGCTGTACTGACACATAACATTGGTACTTCTGGTGAGTGTGAAGTGAGGTTGAAAGAGAATGGTGATATCCAGCTTAACACACCTAACAACAAGGTGATTGTGAACTGTAAGGATGCTGTTGTCAATTCAACAACGGTGGATATCAATGCTACTTCCATGACTGTTGATGTAGCAAATACAACGTGGACAGGGAACCTGAATATGAGCGGTACTTATGTACTTGATGGTATCACAATGAATACCCACAAGCACACTGGTGTAATGGCAGGCCCAGCTACAACTGGTACACCTACCAATTAACATGCTACGCAGAACGAAACAGAAGAGTGTGTTACTCGTACATGCTACGCATGTAATAGAGAGTATTATATATTTCTTTAATCAGGGAACCCATGCCCTAGTGTAACACACTTTCTTCGTTTTGTCAATACCCTAAATCAAATAAATTTGGAGGGATAATGGATATCCTACTAGACTCAGACCTTCACGATGTAGTCTTTGTGAACGGTGCCTGTCCCACAACCACAACCATTCAGATTGGTGTGGCACAACGATTAAAAATTCTTCTACAAACATTCCTTGGTGAATGGTTCCTCAACACAGAGGTTGGTGTTCCGTATTTCGAAGGCGTGTTTGGTAAAGTAAAAAGCAAAAGTTCTGTTGACTTGATCTTTCAGGAAAAGATTCTGTCTGACCCCGGCGTGATTGAGATTGTCGAGTTTAACTCCGATCTTGACAACGCCAGAAGAACATACTCAATGACATTCAGAGTCAGAACATCAGAAGGTGTTACTGACGATATCACTCTTCAACTAGGAGTATAAGATGGCTGGATTAACAGATCAAGGTCTTGTTATTAAGCGACTACCTGAAATTATTTCAGAGCTTCAATCGGAAGCACAACAAATCTTCGCTGACCTTGTTCCTCCGGGTGACGAAGTTGACACCAGTGAGACAACTACAATTGGTCGTTTAATCGGTCTGGTTGCCCCTTCTCACGCTGATTTGTGGGAAGCCGTACAACAGGTACACGACAGCTTCAACCCTAACGCTGCAAGCGGCTATGCGCTGGATAACATTGTAACCCTGTCTGGTATTAACCGTCTAGGTTCTGAACCAACCAGAGCATCGTGTATCTTCGAAGGTAATAATAACGTACTAATCAACCTGAGTGCTAAGGTTAGTTCTTCAACTACACAGCGTATTTTCAGCCTTGCTGGTACTGTAAGTCTTAACCAATACCAAGCATCGGGGATTGGTATCTCGGTAAACAACATTCAGAATAGCACAGCTTACACTGTAAGTTATTCGACTGATGGTGTTAGTTTCACTGATATCACCATTACATCAGATGCTTCTGCAACTTCTACTGAAATTCTAGCAGCACTCAAAACAGCATTTGATACAACAACTGGTGGTACATTCACAACATATTACCAAGACAGTTATCTGTTCATTACTCGTGCAGACCCATTCCAGACTGTAAACTTCGAACTCACACCGAACCTTCGTGTGCAGAAGTGCCAGAAGCTCGGTGTTGTGTATTGTGATGAACTAGGCCCATTGACTCAGCTTGCAGACACAATCGACACGATTGCTGTCCCTGTTCTTGGTTGGGATAAAGTATACAACCCACTTGATGCTGCAGAAGGTCGCTATGAAGAAACTGACGAAGAGCTTCGTGAAAGATTCAGAAACTCTAAGTTCTTCCAAGCTGCTAACATTCTTGAGTCGTTGATTGACGCCCTGCGTAACGTGGATGACGTTGAAGACGTTGTTGTTTACGAAAACGACACAGATACAACGGACTCACTTGGTATTCCACCACACAGTTTCATGCCTATTGTTTTGGGTGGATTATCTACTTCCATTGGTGAAGCTATCTGGCAAAACAAACCAACTGGTATTCGCTCATTTGGTAACACTACCGTTGTTGTTGCTGACAGTCAAGGAATTGGTCACAGCATCAGTTTCCGTAGACCAGACAACGTAACGATCTATGTGAAAATGAGTGTTACAGA